TTAATAATTCTTTGATCTCACTAATTTTAAATTCTTTCATTGTCTTTGTTTTTAACTTGTTCTTAATTTTAATAAATTATAGCACTCTATGTACCTTTCTCTCGCTTTACCTTTATATGCTTCCATAAATAATTGATAAAGTCTTTTTGTATATTGATATTTAGTATAACAATCTTGCAGGTAATTCTCTGCAAACTTTCTACCTTTACCTTTAAAATAATTTACATTATCTGCAGTATCTCCTATTATCATTTGCTCATAGAAATTATACATCGCTTCCTCTTCTGTAATATCATAAACCACTTTATGTTTGTAATGATAGTTGTACATTAAACAAGGAAACTGTTTGTAATCCTTATCTATTGAAACTATCATAACCTCATCTCTACCAAACTCTTTTGATAAATCATACCAGTACCTTGCAACCATATCATCTGTTTCTACACCATAACCATAAATAGCGTTGTGATTTTGTTTAACCCAATTATGCATATCATTTAATAGAGGTGGTAACTTATTCTTCTTCCTGTTAGCCTTATACCTGTTTGTAATTAATTTTCTAAAATTACCTTTTGATCCGCTAAAAATAAGAACCTTGTCAATCTCATATATTTCTTCTAGATCGTTTACTATTCTCATTAAACTCTCATCAAACTTTGCTGATGCAAATTTAATATCTTCGTGATAAGGACTATCATCTGGCAGGTCTCTTTTTCTGTAACAACTTGCGAAAATCAAGCTATCTGCATCTATTAATAATATCATTTGTCTTTTGTTTTAGTTTAATTATTCGTGTTCTATTTTTCCATTTGGATAAACATACATTCCATCAGTAAAATATAAAGCAGAACCTCTTGAGTATGGACTATCTTGCAACAATGCTTCATATATTTCTTTACCACTTTCTAATTCTTCTTGTGTATATTCTTCTATCATAACATTGATGCTTTATGGCAGTCCCAACTACAATATCCGTATTCTCTTTCTATTGGTGTCCCACACTCTTGGCACTCGAAAGTTTCCTCTTCGCTTTTTAAATGGTGGTGTAGTTCGTAATCAAATCTTTCCATCTCTTATTTGTTTTTTCTTAATAATTCTATTTCTCTGTTTAAATAATCTTGTGCTTTCAACAAGTCTTGTAATTCATCTTTCTTTTTACCTGCTCGTATAACATACTTTATTATGTTACCTCTGCAAAAGTTTATGTTATAATCATTAATAACATCAATTACATCGTAGCTATTGCCATTGTCGTAGTGTGGTTGTGTGCTTCTCATTATACATTTAATATTAAAGTTGCCATTGTTCTTGCTACAAAGTAACATAATACAATTACTACTGATGCAATACAAATCGTTTCTGCTTTTTTTCCTAATCTTGCTGATCTACTTAAATTTTTCATTTTGTGTTTGTCTTACTGTTTGATACTCAAAGATAGTAAAAATTTTATTAACTATCAACATTTTTGTTAACTATTATTGCATCTTTTTCATCCAATAAATAGCAGGGTTTTAAAACTTTCTTGTTACCCCACATTGTTGTTTCTGGGCAGTACTTATTTACTGGTTGAGGCATATCTAAGTCGTTTAACCAAAAAAAATAATTTGCCTTTGGATCATTTACAAAGTACAAAGCAACCTTGCCAGTAGCTATTAGTTTATCGTACTTAAACTTTTCAAGCATTTTTGTATCATAGTATTTATTTCTAAACTTCATTTCTATAACACATTCTTTTCCTTTTGGAGTCAATCCCTCTGCATCCCAACTTTGTGAACCCTCTCCTGTCCATTTAAGCTGCCATCCATCAATGTTTAATATTTGTACTATTGTTTGTTCTAACTTGTGTATTTTACCCACCATAAACTCTATCTATATCTGCTATCCACATCTTGTAGATCTTTCCATTACAAGTGCAGGGTTCGTTGTATTTGTGATTATAATATTGTGCGTGTAATTTACAAAGTACCTTTCTATATTTAGGAGTTAATTTGTTTGTTACATTCGCTTTAAAATCTTCCCAAGTTGCTCTATCTTCTAAAGTCATATTACCAAAGTTCTACATCGTTAAGTTTATTTTTTCTATCATCGCACCCACAGTCCTCTCCCCATATCTTTTTTACAAGCCATTTAATACCTGTGTAAGTTGTAATCAATTCAATTAGGTTTCCAAGTTTCATAATAAATCATCTTTTAGTTTGTTCTTTACTTTATTATATGTATTATAAAGAGAATAGTAACCAATATTTGTATCTCTGCTTAATTCAGCTACACTCTTCCCTTTTGCTATCAATTCAAATACTTTCTTGTCATACCAATAAACATCATCTACTGCTCTTAAATAATTGTTTAAAAAAGTCTTATACTGTTCTTCATATATTAATGGATCTATTTCTTCAAATTGTTTATCTATTTTATCTAAAGTAACCTTTGTGATCTTGCTATTTTGTCTTAGATATGCGACATAGATACCTCTTAACTGTTTAAATATATAATAGTAATTTATTTCTCTATCTTCATACCAAATATCCTTACCCTCTTTCTCGTATCTAATTAAATAAATATACATTTCTTGAACAATATCTTCTGATATTTCCCTAGGACAACCAAAAGAGTTTACGATGTTAATCCACGTTTGATGCTTCTTTGCAGTTTCTTTAATTAGTTGAGACATTTTAAAAAGGTATTTCTTTATTTCTTGGTTGTTTTTTTACATAATCTTTTAAAGGATCATATAGTTCTCCTACAACATATGGTAGATCAAATTTATTTCTTTCAATACTAAAGTTATCAAAAGGATAACCTCTGCTCATTAAACACTTAACATCTATTCTATTCTTGTGAGTTGTGCTTTTTTCTAAACTTATGGCGGTTTCGCATTTTTTATAGAGTGTTGATCCTAAATGACCTGTCGCTTTATTTCCACCCCAATTACTATGAATCACTGTTACTATATGACAATCATACTGTGCTGATAATCTCATAATTTCTCTTACAACTCTATTACCATCCGATATGTCATTTACTTCTACAACCAAATCCGCAATACCATCTATTACTATAAGTCCGTTATTACCCTCATTCTCTTTTAAAATATACTCTATAAATTTTAGCATATCTCTGTAACCTAATTTTCTTAAAGCGTATTTCTTATAACACCCTAGATCAATATCTCCTGCCATCTTTTCTACTCTTAAAAAAGACTGTTGTGCGTGCCACAAACCCATCTCTGTATCGAAATGTATTAAGCACCTCCCATCTCTATGCCCTTTAATACCTCCACCATAAATATTATTACCACTTAAATATACACCTGCTAATAGTGACATAAAAAATGATTTTCCTACTTTACTTGGTGCTTGTACGAAACTAAAATTACCATAAGTTCCAATCGGTATTGGTACTTTTTTTTGTCCTTTACTGGATGTTAAGGTTTTTTCTCCATAGCTTAAAGCTACAGGAGGATAAGACAATACATCTTCTGTAAACACTTCGCATTCCTCTTTGAATAACTCCATAGCCATATTCTCTAAAGTCTTTTCTTCTGTTACTTCTTTCATTAAAAATTATTTTGTCATTAAAATTTAAAGATATAAAAAAAAAGGGAGTCTTAAAAAACTCCCTTTAAATTTAAAATGGTAGATCGGATACTTCTTCTTGTACTGTGTCCGTAGATCCAGTTTTATCTTGCTTTTCAGCGTTTACGATAGTTCCGTTATTCCAAACTATCCTTCCATTTCCTAAATACGTTCTGGGCTTTTTAGAATCGTTTTCTTCTTTAGTTTGAGAAACGTAAGTTGATGCGTTATTTCCGTATCTTGTTTCATCATTTAAAGACATTGTAAGGTTTACATATACTGCACCGTCTTTACCTGCGATGAATTTCTCCTTTGGTAACTTGTCTACTCTTAAACTGTAATTGATAATTGCACTCATAATAATTCTATTTTAATTTAGGTTAATATACTTATTTATTTCTTTTTAAAACTTTCGCTTTCATCTTCTCCAAATACTCCCAATTCGTAAAACCCTGTAAGTTTTAATACTGCTCTACTCATTGCTCTTTTCTCTGCCATCTCGGCAACGTACCAAGAGTTTGTGTTACCATCTTTGTAACCCTCTCCTTTTAATGCAGAACCAAATGTTTCAATTTGTTTACCATCCTTTTCAGCATTTGCTTTAAATACTGCAAAGTTAGGTTCGCATCTTATAACCTCATAGGTTACGATCATTTGTTCTACTGCCTGTATTTTATCAATTCCTTGCCTTGTGATAATCACATAGTGTTGGTGTTTAAATACATCGTCTTTTGTCAATCCGTACTTTTTGTACAACTCAATTAATTTGTCTTTGTTCATTTTCCTATTGTTTAAATAATAATTGTTTAGTTACTTCTAATTTTGCTTCTAATTCTTCAACCTTATTTTCTAAGGCTTCTATTCTGTATTCTAAATACTTTTGATAATCTGTATTTTCTTTCATTCTCTCTATATCTTGTTTATGTGTCATAACTTATTGCTTTTCAAATATATAAAAATTAATTTAATTTATCGTTTATTTTTGCACTCAATTTTAAATAATTCCTTGTACCATAACTTGGTATTCTAACTTGGTAATTAATATTTATATCTGTCAAGTTAGGATCTTGTTTTAAATGATATTCTATTTGTAGCTTTAACTTATCCCAAGCTGCTTGGTTTATCGTTTCAATACTTTTATCTTGTCCCACCATTGTTTTATTTTAATAATTATATTCTTCAAATACATCATAAGGACTTTCTGTGTTAGTAAATCCTTTTATATCTATCCAAACACCAAATTTTAAATTAGATACATATTGTTCACTTTCTAAATGGTCATAAATAAGTCCTATAATTGTAGGGAACTTATCGTTCTTTTGGTCTATTAAATCTTTGTACTGTGGTTTTAATCTTTCTAATAATGTCATAATATTTAGTGTTATAATTGTGTAGTGTAAAACCAATTTGCTTCGATAAAGTAATCTAATGCCATCTTATAAGAAGGGAATAAGTTAATGTCCCAAGCTCTATTGCGGGTATATATCATTCCCTGCTCTTTGCCTTTCTCAGTATATTCACTTATTGAGCATCCATTTAATTTAAATAGTAATGTAATTTCTTTTATTGTCATAATTTGTCTTTATATATGTTATTGATACTCAAAGATATAAAAAATATAGTTATATACCAACAAAATTGTTAATTATTTTTAGTTTAGATCAAAAAAAAAGAGCTACTAATTAAAGTAACCCTTTTTAAAAAGACAAAAATTGAGAAAAGTAATTCTAATGACAGTCAAATATAGTCATTTATTTATATATATCTTTTTAATTTAATTATAAGTTATTAACTTTATTTTGATAGTATTCTATCATTTCTAATAACTCTATATCTGAAAACTTTTGTATCTGCCTACTCTTAATAAGTAACGCATCTGCTTTAGTTTCTCCTATGTGTTTTGAAAACTTATATTGTTCTCCGTATCTATAAACATTGCAACCCATACATTGAACCTCTACGTTATCTTCATCCCATCGAGTAGCATAGTGCTTCCTGCTCATAAAGTGCCCTGCTTGTAAACTCTTCCAATGATCTTTTTTACCACAAGTAACGCATTCAGCTATGTCATCTTTTGCATATCTTCTACGAATATAAATACTAAAGATTGCATCTAACTTTTTAACTATCGTTTTCCTACTTGCTTTTTTAGGCATTACAAACCTACGTTGATACTATTATCTAAAACTTCAATGATGTGTCTAAATACACTTCTTTCTTGTTCTCCTGTAACATCAACACCATTTAAAATTAATCTGTAATAATCTTTTTTGTCAGTTTGCTTTAATTGAATAGAGTTCATATATCTTATATTTATATATAATTATATTTTATTATAGACGCTCATTTGTGATGAGCGTTTTTTATATTTATAGAGATCTATAACTAAATTGTAAAGGTATATAATTTATCTAACGCTTACAAGTCTTACTTTAAATTATTTTTTATTTACTGTAATATTACCAGCTACTTTCTCAACACTTCTACCAACTACATACCCCCCAATACCTAATTGTAGTAAATCCCAAAATTCATTTTCCAAAGCTGGAATAGGTAATCCAAACAATGGTGCAATAAATTTCACATAAATAACAATAAAACCAAACGCTAACATTAATATAGGTCGCCAACTTCTTTGCAACCAATTACCTTTTGCCTCTGCTAAAATTACATCTGTCTGTAAACGTTGTAACTCTA